TCTATCTTTTTTGACGCAAACCAGCCTGAATTGGCGCAAACTGGAGCGGATCAGCCGGTGAACATCGAGATTGGTTCTGAGCTGCCGCGACTGGAATCGAGCGGTTATCGGGGTTTGTCGTATGGGCCTCTGGTTGCGGTCTGGGCGGAAGCGCACATGGGTTTGCGGTTGATGCCGTGGCAGGTGTACGCGTTGACCGGGCAATTAGCTCACGATGAAAACGGTGACTTGATCCATGCGGAAGCGTTGGTTAGTACCGCCCGCCAGAACGGCAAGTCCATTGCCCTGAAAGCGTTGATTGGTTGGTGGTTGACGGACTTTGCGCGGCTTCGTGGGGCACCGCAGAACGTGATGTCTATTGCAAACCGTTTGGATCGAGCCGAGTCGATTTATTCGGATCTTGCGCCCATCCTCAAAGAGCATTTCGGGGCGAAACTGCTTCAGGCAATTGGGCGCAAATCGGCGACGTTGCCGGACGGATCTAAATGGGAAGTCCGCGCAGCCAGTCCACGTTTACATGGAGCATCAAACGACCTCATTGTTCTGGACGAATTGTTCGACATTCACCAGGACGTTTTGGACGAAGCACTCAGACCATCCCAAATTGCGCGGCGGTCACCGTTGATGTCGTCCTGGTCAACCGCTGGCGACAGCGAATCTCACGCCATGCTGCAACTGCGAGAACAAGCCCTCACCGACATTGAAACCGGGCAGCCCAGCCAGCTGTACTTCGCGGAATGGAGCATCCCCGCCGGCGGGGCAACCGACGAAGCAAATTGGCGGCTTGCGAACCCCGCATTGGGAACCACCATCACTCTCAAAGCGTTGCGGGCCGCCGCCAAAAAAGACTATTTCCTGCGAGCCCACCTAAACCTGTGGATTTCCGCTCGAGGATCATGGTTTCACCCATCCGTTTGGGAAGCTTGCGCCACCAAACTTGAAATGCCCAGCGGCGGCATACTTGCCCTGGACTCCAGCGTGGACGAATCCAGGTATGTCGGCGTTCGAGCTGTTCAAATTGACAAACAGATCATGGTGCACACCGAGTTTGTGGTTGATTCAGAACAGGAAATGTGGGAACGCGTAAACACCGTCATGGCAGACAGCCGCATTACCTTGATGGTCACCCCGTCACTAGAAATCCACGTCCCGCCGGCCCTGCAACGTCGGTACAAGTTGACCGGATACGCCGAGCTCCTGCGCTACACCCAACTGGTTTACAAAATGATTCTGGAAGGGCGAGTTATTCACAACGGATCATCCATGCTCAGCGAACATATGTGCCGCGCCGTCATGGTCAAAACCGCTCAAGGTTCGGTGCTGTCATCACAGAAATCACCGGGCCCGATCGAGTTGGCGCGGTGCGCCGTGTGGGCGATTGCGGAAGTGTCACGCCCCATGACCAGAACGAAACCCATGCTGGTGGTATCGGGCTAAGATTCCGACAGGCACGGCGGCATCGTCGGGATCCCGCCGCGCCACTACTCGAGGACTCACATGGCACTTTTCGGCAGGAATCAGACGAAGGCAATGATTGCCACCGAACCCGCCCCGCCTATTGCGGCGGCGTCCGGGCCGACGATCTACAGCGACGGCGCAGGCAACCTTGGTGCCGATTCAGTCGGCAATTTCTACAGCTACTCCGAAGGCGTCCTCCGCAACAACGCCATGTCCGTGCCGACCATTGCCCGCGCCCGCGATCTGATTGCCAGCGTCGTCGGAGCAACGCCGCTGCGGATGTACAAGGAAGTGTGGGACGAGCAGGAAGGCGAAATGGTCAAGCAATACTTGGCCCCGCGCAGCTGGCTGAAACAACCCGACCCCACCATTCCGTACTCGACCCTCATGTCCTGGACGTTGGACGACCTGTTCTTCTACGGCAAAGCAATCTGGTTCATCAACAGTCGCACAGCCGACGGGTTCCCAAACTCGTATCAGCGTCTTCCGGCCAGCATGGTGACGTTCCGCGATCAGGCAGGCCCGGTGTTTTTTGCCCCGTCGCAAGAGCCCTTTTTCCAGGGGGGCAGAATCGATCCAAGCGCACTCGTACAATTTCTAAGCCCTATACAAGGGATCATCTACCAGTCAGAACAGGCTGTGCAAACCGCACTGCGCCTTGAGCGGGCGCGGTTCCGCAACGCCACCAGCACCATCCCCGCCGGTGTGCTCCGCGTGATTGGCGGCGAACCACTCACCCAACAGGAAATGCAAGACCTGGTAGCGGCGTTCAACGCGGCCCGCGAAAACAACCAGACCGCTGGCCTGTCACAAGATCTCGAGTACCACGAAACCAAGGCGAACCCGGCGAACATGATGCTGATGGAAGCCGCAAACTTCCAGGCGCTTGAGATGACGCGCATCACCAACATCCCGCCGTATCTCGCCGGTATTGACATCGGTTCGTACCAGTACACCAGCGGTAAACAGTCCCGCGAGGATCTGTACCTGTTCGCAGCTCGTCTGTACATGGACTGCATCGCGCAAACACTCAGCATGAACAACAACCTGCCGAACGGCACCTGCGTCGAGTTCGACATCGACGCCTATCTGTCCGACATCGTCGAAGAAGCCGAATCAGATGTTGTACAGTCACAACGAGACACGCCAGCAGATCTGGCCCAAGAAGCAATGGACACATCAGCCCAATGAAGTCACTCAGTTTCACCGCCCCCGTCGGAGATCTCACCGTTTCCGCTGCTGACGGCGAAGGCCGCCGCACCATCACAGGCATCGCCGTCCCCTACGGCGTCGAGGCGACCGTCTCCGACGGGCGGCGCGTGATCATCGAGGCCGGCGCGCTCCCGGTCTCCGGCAAGAACCCCAAGCTGCTTGTCGAGCACGACGCCAGCAAGATGCCGGTCGGCACCGTCATCGAGCGTGTCGACACCCCGGAAGGGATGCAGTTCTCGGCCCGTGTCGCAAACACGGCCCGCGGGCAGGAAGTCATGGTGCTCGCATCCGAAGGCATCCTCGATTCCGTCTCGGTTGGCATCACCCCGACCAAGTGGACGACCAACAGCGACGGCGTGATGGTGGTCAAGGCCGCCAAATGGAACGAGCTGTCAGTTGTGAACACACCAGCGTTTGATGGTGCTACCATCACAGACGTGGCCGCTAGCGCGGAAACAGATCCCGACGAAACCGAACCCACCGAAACCGAAGTCGAGGAGACTGTAAACGTGGACAACACCCAGGAAGCACCCGTCGCAGAAGCGTCAGCGCCGAAGCCGGAGACGATCATCCCCACACCGCTGTTTGCGTCGGCACCGAAGGCCACGCGCCTGCCGTCCGCGTCCGAGTACCTGGCCGCGTTCCACCGTGGCGGCGAAGTCCGCGCCGGAATCGAGCGCCAGATCATGGACTGGAAGCGCGAAAACCAGTCGCCCCTCGAGGCCGCTGCCGGTGACGAAACCATCGCCACCAACCTTCCCGGTCTGCTCTCCGTGCCGGTCCTTGGCCCGGTGTACCAGGAACTGGCGTTCATCCGCCCGCTGGTGAACGCTCTCGGCCCGCGCGCCATGCCAAACCCCGGTGGCAACAGCTTCGTGCGCCCGACCATCTCGCAGCACTCCACCGTCACGCAGCAGACCAACGAACTCACCGCAGTCGGCACCCAGTCGATGAACGTCGCCGCAAACACGGTCACCAAGATCACGCTCGGCGGTTCGCTGGACATCTCGTACCAGTCCATCGACTTCACCGACCCGAACGGCCTCACGACCATCATCAACGACCTTGCTGGTGAATACTTGCTCGCAACGGAAGGCGTCACCGCCACGAACCTGCTGGCAGCCGCCACGTCCTCGGGCGTGTGGGACCTCACCGTCGCAGACTTCATGAAGTCGCTGTACGACGCAGCCACCGACATCTCCACCACCACGAACCGGATGCCCACGCACATCATGGTCAGCGTCGACGTCTGGTCGCAGATCGGCCAGCTCGTCGACACCACCAACCGTCCGTTGTTCGCCTACACCGGCGGCACCGGCCTCCAGGGCTACAACGGCATCGGCAACGCAAACCTCGGCACCTGGGCAGGCGTCAACCCGCTCGGCCTCGAGCTCGTCGTCTCGTCCAAGCTCGCAGCCAAGTCCATGATCATCATGAACAACACCGCATTCGAGGTGTACGAGCAGATGCGCGGAATGCTCTCCGTCGAGCAGCCGTCCACGCTGTCCCGCCTGATCAGCATCTTCGGCTACTTCGCCACGTTCAAGGCGAACGCGACGATGATCCGCAAGATCACCCAGGCATAAGGGAGGCCGCCAATGGCGGTTTACACGGTCACCAACAAGTTCCTGTTGGACAACTACGCAGTGCTGACGGTGCTGGTGCCATTCGACGGCGAAGTCGGATCCACCATCACCGTGGCCAGCGTCGGTTCCCCGTTCAACGGCACCTTCACGGTGTACGACCTGCCCGAGTACGAGTTCATCGGAGTCAGCGACCAGGGCGAGCTGCTGTACAACGGCGCAAACCCCATGCCGAATCAAATCCTGTTCCCGTGCACCGGGAGCAACGTGGATTTGGTTGCGACACCTGGAACCGTCACCTACACGCCTGTTTGCACATGGATTACCGGCACCGACATCGCTGATTGGGTGGGCTTGACCTATGCGTCGGACGCCACGTTCTTCGACCAGTGCGCGAGCGCCGCAAACCAGTTCTGCTGGCGTCGACGCCAAGAATCCAACAAACTCCAGGACAGCCTGACGACAGTGCCCAGCGGCGACGTCAAGTTGGGCACCATCATGTACGGCGGCAGCCTGTACCGCCAGCGCGGATCCATTGACCAGTTCGCATCGTTCAGCGAAATGGGCACAGCCCCCGTACCGGGCCTGTCACCGCTCATCAAGCAGCTGCTCGAGATAGGCGCACACGCGGTTGCGTAATGGCCTACACCGACCTGTTCAACGAAACGCTGGATGACCTGCTCACCACCCTCGCCACCATCACAGGTTTACGCGTCACCGCCGACCCACGGTTTATCAACCCGCCGTGCGTATTCGTGGACGCCCCATCCTTCGACGCATGGAACGGCAACATCGTCAAGATGCAATTCCCTATTCGGGTGGTTGGCAACGGACCCGGCGACCTGAACAACCTACGGAACCTGATGTCGTTGGCAGCCAAATTGCTGGACAAAAACATTGGCATTTTGAACGGCCGTCCTACCGTCGTGACAGTTGGCGGCCAGGAGTACGCTACGTATGACCTGCAAATCAACATTCAAGGACAAACAGCGTGAAGTACATCATCGTCAGTGATCGAGTCGGGACACCCGGCGACAAGTTTGAGCCCTCCAGCCCAGAGGAAGCCGAAGTGCTGTTGGCTGGTGGATTCATCACACAGGCAGACGGAAAATCTGCCAAAATGGAAACCGAACAGACCGAGGAGTAAACCCCAATGGCCACCAGCACCTACCTTTCCAACCCCGTCGTCAAGATCGGCGCTGTGGACATCAGCGACCAGTGCACTTCGGCGGTTGTCCACCAAAAGACCACGGCCCTTAACAGCACCACCTTCGGTGTCACCGCCATGGTCAATGTGGCTGGCCTCCAGGACAACAGCATCGACCTCGAGCTTTACTGGAGCACCGCCGCATCCGAGACCTACGCCACGCTCAAGAGCCTCATCGGCACAAGCGTCACCGTCACCGTCCAGGGCACATCGGCCGCCACCAGCGCCACCAACCCTCTCGGCACCCTCACGGGCGGCTACCTCGAGGAAATCCCTGTCGAGTACAAGGTCGGAGAGCTCAGCAAGGTCAGCATTTCGTTCAAGGGCGGCACTTTCGCCTGGACAGAGTCCTAAACCGCAAACGGGGGAGAACAAATGAAACTCACGCTTCGCGTAGATCAGGGCGAAGGCCCATACGAAGTCACCACCACGCTCTGGGTAATCACCCAATGGGAACGCAAGTTCAAGCGCAAAGCATCCGACCTTGCGGCGGGTATCGGCGTCGAGGATCTCGCGTACCTTGCTCAGCAGGCATCCATCATCGCCGGCATCGGCACCCCGGTGGAATTGGACTCATTCATCAAGCGCCTCGAGCTGCTTGAAGTCGTCACGGACGAGGAACCCGCTTTCCCTACCGACGCGGCAGCTACCGCCGCGCCCTAGCCGAAGTCCTTGTCGCCTGCGGGTGGTGGCCACCTGGAATAGACTTCGACGTGCAAGACCTCAACACGGTCATTGAAGTCCTGAACGAAAGCCGCAAATGAGCAACGAACCCGTACAACTTTCGTTTGAGGTTTACGGGCTCAAACAAGCATTGCGTGAGCTCAATCAGGTTGATAAATCGTTGCGCCGCCAAATCACACGGCGTTTCAAGGAAGTCACCGATCCCGTCGTCAAAGACGCCCAAGCAGCAATTCCAAACCAACCCCTGTCCGGGTGGGCCCGCAAATGGACAACCAAATCAGGTTTTCAAATGTTGCCGTGGGATGCTCGACGCGCTCAGAACATGGTGAAGTCCAAAGTATCCGGCAAGAAACCCCGCGAATACGGCGGTTATGTTTCGGAGTTGGCAGTCTTTTACATCGGTTGGTACGGCATGGCAAACACGGTGTATGACATGGCTGGACGCAAACATTCAAGTGACATGGCATCAGCATTGGCTGCCAAACACGGCCCACCGTCACGCGTCCTTTGGCCCGCATACGAAAAAAACCGCAACGTGGTTGAGGATAAAATCCTAGAAATTGTCCAAGACGTTGGCACCGCCGTTGGCAAGAGAATGAATGTGACGCCCACCAAATGATCAAGATTCCCATCATTTCCGAGTTTGACGGTGGCGGCATTTCCAAAGCCGTAGAACAGTTCAAACAGCTCGAGGGCGCTGGAGCCAAGGCCCAGTTCGCGATCAAGAAAGCCGCTGTTCCGGCAGCTGCCGCGCTTAGCGGTGTGGCCGTCGCATTGGGCGACGCAGTCCAGGGTGCAATGGAGGACGCGGCCGCCCAGGCACGGTTGGTGCAAACCATCAAGAACAACACCGACGCCCGGACATGGGACATCAAATCTGTTGAAACATGGATTAGCAAGACGTCTCAATCGGCTGCTGTGGCGGATGACGAGTTGCGCCCCGCGCTCGGCAAACTGATTACGCAAACCAAGGACGTCAGCAAAGCTCAAGAAATCATGGCGGTTGCGCTCGACGTCAGCGCCGCCACCGGCAAGGATTTGTCGACCGTCACGGACGCGTTTTCCAAGGCCGCAGGCGGCAATGTCAAAGCCTTGGCGAAACTGTCGCCCGAGCTCAAAGGCATGATCAAGGACGGCATGGACCTCGACGGGGCCATGATCAACCTTCAAGCCACGTTCGGCGGATCATCCGAAGTCATGGCAAACACTGCCGAGGGCGGCATGAAGAAGTTCTCCATTGCCATGTCTGAAGCCAAGGAGAACATCGGCGCAGCTCTGCTTCCCGCCATTCAGGCACTGATGGGACCGTTGAACGCACTAGGCCAATGGGCGCAAGATCACACCACCGTGTTCCTGGTCATTGCCGGCGTCATTGGCGGTATCGCCGCAGCCGTCCTTGCCGTAAACACCGCCATGAAGATTTGGGAAGCGGGCACCAAGATTTGGACGGCGCTGCAATGGGCATGGAACGCCGCCATGACCGCAAACCCCATCGGTCTCATCGTGGTCGGCATCGCAGCCTTGGTCGCCGGACTCGTTCTGGCCTACAAGCATTTCGAGGGTTTCCGCAACGTGGTCGACGCCGTAGGCACCGCCATTAAGACCGGGTTCCTCATCGCCATTTCCATTGTGAAAACCGAGGTCGACGCGCTGTATGCCGTGTTCAAGTTCCTGTTTAACGGCATCGCCACCATGTGGAACAACACCGTCGGCAAACTGCACTTCTCCATCCCGTCCTGGGTGCCGCTGATTGGCGGCAAAGGATTCGACGTCCCGGACATCCCCATGCTGGCTGACGGTGGCATTGTGACCGGCCCAACGCTGGCCATGATCGGTGAGCGCGGCCCAGAGGCCGTTATTCCGCTGTCTAAGGCCGGTGGAAGCATCGGCGGCGGTGGTGTGACCATTCACGTCAACGGTGGCGATCCGCAGGCCGTCGTGGACGCTCTGCGCCGGTTCTACCGCCAAAACGGACCGTTGCCCATCGGCGTGGCGTACTAATGGCCTACACCCCGTACTTCAAGGCGTACCAGCAATCGTCCGCGCTGGAAATCCAAAACGTCCAGGACATGGATTTTGGCAAAGGCCGACAGTACGTCACCGATACCTACCGAGCAGGTACCGGCACATTACGCGGACGCCGCCCAGATTTACTTCCGTCGTTGGC